TCCCCCTAGCAATAGGGGGAATTTAAAAAAAGATAAATATATATAACAGGAGAAACATATATGGCAACAGCCTCACAATCATTGTTCAACATGACAGTAGCATCTGATAACGCCGGTGGCAATCAGGGCTTGTTAATGCCAAAACTACAATTTAGATTCAGAGTGAACTTTTTAAACTTTGGCGCAAGTGCATCAAGTATTGAATTGACAAAACAAGTTATTGACTGCACTCGTCCTAACTTATCATTTGCTGAAATCACATTACCAGTATACAACTCAACAATGTATCTAGCTGGTAAGCATACTTGGGCCCCAATGAACATCAACGTTCGTGATGATGCTTCAAACTCAGTAAGCAGATTAGTTGGTCAACAGTTGCAGAAACAAATGGACTTTGTTGAACAAGCATCAGCCGCAACTGGCCAAGATTATAAGTTTCAAACAAACATTGAAATCTTAGACGGTGGTAACGGTGCAGCCGCTCCTATCGTGTTAGAAACATGGGAACTATATGGTTGCTTCTTACAAACAGCTAACTATAATACATTAAATTATGGTACAAACGAAGTAGTAACTATTGCAATGACTTTACGTTATGACAACGCAATTCAATCACCGATTGGATCTGGTGTTGGCGCAAGTGTTGGCAGAACTATTGGAGCAATCGCTACAGGTATTGGTAGTTCTATTTAATTAGAATTAAGGTAATCTAGCCAATGTCTGGATTTTTTCAGAACTTATTAAGGGACGCTGCCGGAACATTTTTCGGCAGCGATTTCCTTCGTGATTACACACACGCTAGTAAAACATTTAGGCCCAATGCATATCAATATGCACCTAAATTCAAATTTCTCTTTCATGTCTATTTTGAAATAAATCCTGAAGCATACTCACAGAATGTTAATACTGGCAATAATTTTGGTTTAGCAGTCAAAACAGTTAAACTTCCCGGTTACTCATTCGCTACTCAGGAAATGAATCAGTATAATCGTAAAAGAATTATACAAACAAAAATTAAATATGATCCAGTAAATATTGCATTCCATGATGATAATGGAAATATGATTCGTAATTTGTGGAAGGCTTATTACAATTACAACTATAGTGATGGAACAAAACCTAAAGTTGTATTTTCAGGTGCACGTGGTGGGGCGCCAACAACACCCGGGGCCACATTAGCCACATATAATGATAGAACAACTTATCAACCTTCTATTACCGGTAATGATGATTGGGGGTATATAGGTGAGACACCTAATCCTAGTGGTCAGAAGATACCTTTCTTTAAAAATATTACTGTGTTTGGTTTTAGCAGACATAATTTTGTAGCATATACATTAATTAATCCTATCATTACTAAATTTGACCATGATACTTACAGTTACAGCGAAAACGGTGGTGTGATGGAAATGCAAATGAATTTAGATTACGAAACAGTTGTATACAATGAAGGTGCTATTGATGGCAGAACACCAAGTAATATTGTTACTGGTTTTGGTCTTGATGCTAATTATGATAGAACAGTAAGTCCTATAGCAAGACCTGGTGCAAATGGCACTATATTAGGTCAAGGCGGTTTAGTAGACGGTGTTGGGGGAACTATGGAAGACATAGCTAATGGTAATATATTAGGTGCAATACAAAAAGCAGGCACAACATATAATACATTTAAGAATGCACCTATTAAAAATCTTGTGAAATCAGAAGTAGTAGCCGGCATTACAAATGCAGTACAACAAACACCGAATAGGAACATAAATGTTGTTACACCTATATTTGGTGCAACTCCTACTAATCTAGGAACTGCGGGAGCTCCTGTTAATGCTTCTGCTAGCCCTGCACAAGTAAGTGGTCCTAACAATGCAGGTTTTAGAAATCCATAATATTTAAGTAATAAATAATACTATGCCAAGAATATTAGATACTAGAACAGAGTTGGATCAAACAGTTAGACTTTTTGATTCATTTTATGCAATTAACTTAAATGTTAATGCTACCACATACGACATTGTGCATGGTTATTTTTTATCAGTTTGTGCTTCAAAAAATATAGCAGATAACTTTACTGTTGTGTTATTTAGAATCTCACAAGAAACAGAAATACCGATACTTGATTTGTTAAATCAAATTAAAGGTACTAACAAAATGGAAATGAATCAAACTATTGCTTACTATCTTAATAGTTTCAAAAGTAGAACTTCATTATACGGTATTTCTATCATACCCAAATCAAATCAACCGGTGTCACGTAATATCGTGCAGTAATCATGTCTAAATGGGCACAAGGCATATTCACGCCAAAGAATTCACAAAAGTATATAGGCAAACATAAACCTAAATATAGATCAGGTTGGGAACTAACCTTTATGACATTCTGTGATACTAATAAAAATGTTACATATTGGGCTAGCGAGTCAATGTCTATACCTTATAAAAGTCCGTTAGACGGAAAAGTGCATATGTATGTACCTGACTTCTTTGTAGTATATCAAAACAAGTACGGTAAACAACTAGCAGAAGTTGTAGAAATCAAACCTAAAAAACAAAGTCTTATTGAAAGTAAAGTTTATAGTGCTAAAGATAGACTAGTTATAGCAGTTAATCATGCCAAATGGGCGGCGGCAATGGCGTACTGTAAAGCACAAGGTTTTGCCTTTCGTGTAATTACAGAAGATGACCTTTTTAGAAATGGCTCACGAAAGTAACTAAATACTTTTATGACCAAGAAACTAAACGAGTTATTCGAACTTCCTGAAGATGATAATGATATGGGATTGACTATCCCTATTCCTACTAATGCTCAGGAAGTAACAACGGATGCAATGAACAATTTAGAAAAGATTGAGAACGCATTACCTGAGGTTAGAGGCTTAGAAGCCGCAGATGGCGAAATGGATGAGTTAGCCGCACTTGCAACCAACAGTTATAAAGACTTAGTTGACTTGGGAATGCAAGTTGATAGTCGTTTTGCTAGTGAAATTTTTAATGCCGCTAGCAGTATGTTGGGACATGCTATTACAGCAAAGACAGCAAAGATTAATAAGAAGTTAAAAATGCTTGATTTACAATTGAAAAAAGCTCAATTGGATCAAAAAGTAGCATCAAAAGAAGAACAGATAGAAGCAACTCCATTGGGTGAGGGCAAATCTTTGGATAGAAATGAGTTGCTAAAGATGTTGGCAACGAAATCCAATTAAAAAGATAAATAATAGATACAGGAATTAAGAAATGAAAAGCCTACGAAAATACATCATGGAAAGTGTACATACTTACAATTACACTATCAAAATTGCTGGTCAAGTTGACAAGAACTTTTTAGATATGTTTAAGTACAATCTAAACAAGTTTGACCCTGTCAATATTGGTGAGCCAAAAAGCACTCCGATACAGAAATCACCATATGGATTTCCTAATTTAAGTAATCAAAGTATTACTATCATTAAAGCAGAATTTCGCTATCCAGCGACAGAGCCAATGATTCAACAGATTGCACAATTATTAGGTTATCAAGTTGACATGGTTCGTGTTGTTGGAACTGATTTTGATGACAGCATTGATAGTGAACAGGTAGGATATGAAAACGAGATGAGTCATTCTCCGTTGTTGAATCATCCTGAATTAGAAGAACAACCTGATGCTAAAGCCGCTAACAAGGCATATGGCGATTCATACTTACAATCAATCAAAGATCAGACTAAAGATAGTATGATTAATATTCCTTATGCAGGTAAGGAAACACCAGATTCATTCGATCCATTCAAGCCTTATTTGGATGACAAAAAGATGGGTGACAAGAGTCCTATGAGTACAATTACTCGTCCAGCAAAGCCAGCAACTGGCGCAAGAAAATAATTAAAGGAATAACAAAATGGATTTCAAAAGTTTATTATCACAACTAGACCAGTTGAACGAAGCAACAGACAGAAGTGAACCAGGCAAAGTGAAGCACTCTGCTGACCCAGGTGGTTATGGTCGTAAAGATGACGAAGATGAAGACGGTAAACAAGTAAAGCCTGCTTCAACTGAAAAAAGAGGTAAAGGTCGCCCTAAGAAAGCTACACAAACTTCAGGTGAAGATAAGAAGTATGACTTCAGTGCTTTTGGTGTTAAAGCGGGTAAAGATGTTAAGTTACCTAAGTATGACAAAAAGAAAACTACTAAGCATTCATTAAAAGAATACTTTGACCAATTGGAAAGTGCATTGAATGAAGAAGGTTATACAACTGCTCCTATGCCGGGTGCAGTAGCAGTTAAAGATGGAACTGGTAAAGTAGTAGCAACTGCAAAAAACCCACAAGCGGCTGCAGCCTTTCAAAAAGGTGATATTACACTTGGTGGTGAAGAAATGCAAGAAGGAGATATTGGTAAGCACAACAATGCTACTACAGGTTTTGATGCATTAGTTCGTAAACTAACACCAAAGTATGGTAAAGAAGCCGCTACTAAAATTGCAGGCGCACAAATGAAGAAAATTAAAGAAGCTGAAATGCCAACACATGACGGTGATATGGGCGCTGGTTTAGGTGCTGGTCGTAGTCAACAATTTGAAGCTAAGAAGCCAGATGCTAACAAGAATGGTATCCCTGATTATGCAGAAGATGGCAAGGGTAAAAACGATTTAAAGAAAAAGAAAGTTAAAGAAGATATGGATTCAGAATCAAAGACTGATAAGAGTAAATTACCATCAATGGCACACATTAAAAAAATGTGCAAGGACGGTAAGTCTGTAGCAGAAATTTGCAAAATGCATCCCGATTGTGATCAAAAAGAATTGAAACAAATGATAGCTGATTGCAAAAAGAAAATGGTTAAAGAAGGTATGAACGAAAACTTATTAATTGCCAAATTAAAAGGCAAACACGATGGCATGAAG